AAATCTGTGTATCGCGCGCACGAGATCACAGCGGATGAATTCTTCGGCCGCGGACCGTACGGCGCACCTTTACCGGCCGAGGCGGTCATCCAGATGATCGAGCGGATGCGCAGGGAAGGGCCGGGTGCGTGAGTTGCACGCGTGCGAGTGCATTTTGTGCGCAATTGACGGACTCACCGAGCGCGTCCGGGCGGAGCGGCTACGGCAAGAACAACGGAGGGCGCAGATGGCGCTGGAATTCAAGGGACTGAAGGGGAAGGCGCTGACGGCGCGCGCCAACATTGACCGGCTCAACAAGGCCTACGACAAGTTCAACGAGATGGCGCCGACGCACGCCGCCGATGTCGAGGCTCTGGCCGGCCAGGTCGAGAACATGAACGACGACCTTGCCTTCGCGGTGACCGCGCTGGGAAACGGTGGCGGGCACGACGAAGAGAAGCGCGCGCCAGAGAAAGAGAAGGTTGTCGTGCAAGCCGATGAGGTCGGCAAGCTCGACGCCGGGATTATCGCTGAAGCCCCGCCTGCCGTGGGTGTCCAGAACCCAGTTAGCCCGCCGGCGGTCGGGCTCCCGCAGACATCCTTTCAGCCCGCCAACAACTGAACCGAGCTGCGCAAAGTGCGGTGGCAAGCGTTTCCAGCGCTTCAACACGCTCGGAATACGCGCCCATTCCGCCATGCGCTGCATGAGCTGCCTGACAGTGGTGTAATCCGATGACCATGAGATTCGAAGACGTCACTCACCGGCTCGGTGCAACAATTCGTTTCCCCGGCAACAAGGACGACGGAAAGCGGCTCAACGCCGCAATTCCATCTCTCGGCAACATCCGCATCTACCAGGCCGTCCACGGCGGCTATACCTGGGCCATCAGCTATGATCCGGGCCTACCAAGCTGGACCGCTGAGGAATTGGCGCAATATCGCGGCTACACCGCCTCCTATCGCAAGATCGGGCACACCGACAGCAGCAAGACCGTCCGTATCGATGGCGGGCCATGGGCCTCGATGCGCGAGGCAGAGGAAGCCTGCAAAGCCGTTTTCAGGCAGATTCGTCACGCAAACTGACGCGCAATTCTCCAATGCCCGTCCTCCAAAACCCAAAACACGAAAAGTTCGCGCAAGAACTCGCCAAGGGCCAGCACGCAGGCAAAGCCTATGCCTTGGCCGGCTACAAACCCAGCGACGCCAATGCCAGCAAGCTCGCAAAAAAGGTGCGTCACCGCGTACTGGAAATAACAACCAAGGCCGCCGAGAAGACCGGCATCACCGTCGAGCGCATCCTCAACGAGCTCGCCAAGATCGGTTTCGCCAATATGCAGGACTACATGCGGATTGGAGCGGACGGCGATCCCTACACAGATTTCAGCAAATTGACCCGCGATCAGGCTGCGGCGGTGCAGGAAATCACGGTGGAGGACTTCAAGGAGGGCCGCGGCGAGAATGCGCGAGACGTACGGCGCGTCAGGTTCAAGCTGCACGACAAGCGGGCCGCGTTGGTCGACATGGGCAAGCACCTGGGCATGTTCATCGAGCGCCACGAGCACGGCGGCGTAGGCGAATTCCAGCGCCTCACGGACCAGGAGCTGTACGAGCAGGCCATCGGTCACGCCCGGGCCATCGGCATTCAAGGTGAGGCACTGGAGGTTCTGAAGCTCAAGTATCAGCCGATCGACCACGATCCGGAAGAGTCGCAAGGATAACGTAACAGCGCAAGGATAACGTAACAGCGAAAATTAGCTGTTGCGTAACACGCGAACATTGTCACGTAACATGGCGTGACTGACCCTCAAGAAATCGCTTCGACCATCGCTCGCGTTCGCCGCGCCATGCCGCGCAACGGGGACGTGATGGCAATCTGCGACGCCTATGAAGCGATGCAGGCCGCGGCGCGCACTGCGATTGACCACGCCGCGCTGGCGAGTCGGCCGGCCTTCTCAGCTGACAAGGCAAACGGCAAACCAGCAAAGTCCCGCGCCGCCTACATGCGCGACTACAGGAAAAAAGAGCGGGCAATCATCCAAGAGGCGAGGAAAGCAAAATGATCAGCCCGGCGCTGTTGTTCTTGGCCATCGCTAAGCCGTCGTTCGCAGCCACAGCGTGGGCCTTATACCGACCGCAAGCGCTTCGCAAAACCGGCCGCCCTCGCCTTGAGGATCGCGCCAGCACACTCACCGCGACCAAGCCGTGGGAAGCGGCCGGCATGTCGCGCACCACATGGTTCCGTCGGCAGAAGGAGAACCCAGACTCACCGCCCAGACCCGACATGGTTTATCCATCAACAGTTGTCGTTGACGAGCAGATTGCCGAGTTCAAATGAACGGCCCGCTCGACGCCACGCTGCGCCGGAGGCAACTGGAGCAGTTCACTGCCCAGCTCGCCGAGCGGCGCCGGCGTCAAGCCAAGCTTGAGCACAGGACGCGGGGCTACCGCGATGAGGATGGCGTGTGGCGCTGCGGCCTGCTCAGCTTCACCCGCTACTTCTGGCACGTACTCGAGCCCGGCAAGGAGATGGTGGAAGGCTGGGTGCTGGAGGCGATCTGTGAGCACCTAGAGGCCGTGACGTACGGCGAGATCAAGCGGCTGCTGATCACGGTCCCGCCAGGCTGTTCGAAATCGCTGCTGACGGATGTGTTCTGGCCGGCATGGCAATGGGCCACGGGAAGGGCCCGCAATCGGTTCGTGGCCTTTTCGTATTCCTCAGGCCTGACCGAGCGCGACAACGGCCGCTTTCGCGACCTGATCATGCATCCCGAGTTTCAGGCGATGTACGCCGACCAGTTCGTGCTCAGAAAGGTCGGCGAGACCCGCATCACCAACGACAAGCACGGCTGGAAGCTCGCCACGTCCGTGGGCGGCATCGGCACCGGCGAGCGCGGCGACATCATCATCCTCGACGACCCGCACAATGTGAAAGAGGGCGAGTCCGACCAGATTCGCACCGAGACCGTGCGCTGGTTTCGCGAGGCGATGTCCGACCGTCTCAACGACATGCGCAAGGGCGCGATCGTCATCATCATGCAGCGGGTGCACGAAGAGGACGTCGCCGGCGCGATCCTCAGCAATGAATTCGACTACGTGCACCTCTCGATCCCAATGGAGTTCGTGTGGACGGCTGATGAAAACGGCGAGCCGTACGCCACCGAAATCGGCTGGGTTGATCCGCGCTGGACCGAAGACCCGGAGGAATGCGACGGCGATCTGATGTGGCCGGAGCGCTTCCCGCCCGAGGTCGTCGCCTCGATCCGGAAGGAAAAGGGCCCGTACGCTTATGCGGCACAATACCAGCAGACGCCTGAAGCCCGCGGCGGCGGCATCTTCAAGCGCGACTTCTGGCGGCACTGGGAAGGCAAGTTTCCAGCCTTCGACTATGTGTTCGGCTCGCTCGACGGCGCGTTCACCGAGGACGAGGGCAATGACCCGTCAGCGCTGACCATCTGGGGCGTGTGGCGGCATGAGAGCGGGTTCAACCGCGCCATGCTGATTTTCGGCTGGCGCAAGTTCCTGGATTTCGAGGGGACACGCCTGAAGCCTGAGCCCGGCGAGAATCAGCGTGAGTTCATGGCGCGGCAGATGGAGGAGTGGGGCCTTGTCGAGTGGACGGCGGAGACCTGCAAGCACTGGAAGGTCGACCGGCTCTTGATCGAGAACAAGGCGAGCGGGAAGGCCGCCGCCACTTCGCTGCGCAAGCGCTACGTCAACCGCAACTGGAGCATTCAGCTCGTAGAGCCGAAGGGCGACAAGGTGGCGCGAGCGATTGCGGTGCAGCCGACGTTCTCCAACGGCATGGTGTACGCGCCGACCGACCGGCAATGGTGCCGCGACGTGATCGACGAAATGGCCGTGTTCCCATACGGCAAGCATGATGACTACACGGACTCCGTCACGCAAGCAGTGAAGCATCTGCGCGACCAGGGCCTGCTGGAGCTCGACGAGGACGTGCGCGCCGAAGAGATCAGGGGCGCGCGGCTCGAGATCATCAACCAGAAGAGCAAACTCGGGAAGATCAGCAATTATCTACCGGGGGCGACCGGGTGAGCGATCTTCCGAGTCCCGAAACTCGGAGTGATCCGGGCGGCCCTTGCGGTTTTGGTCAAGCCGCGAACACTTGTTATCACCGCCCTCGTTAAAGCGAGGACGGATCAGTGGCCGAACCAGCACTGCAAGACGACAACGACATCAGCGTCGAGGTCCTCCCCGATCTTCCCGATAACGTCCGCGTCGATCCGGTCACGGGCGCAACCGAGATCGACACGGAGGACGGCGGCGTTGTGGTGCAGTTCGGCGCCGCGCAGACAGAACAGCAAAACGGCCCAGAAGACCTCAAGGATTTCTATCGCAACCTAGCTGACGACGTCGGCGACGAGCGGCTGTCGACCATTGCCGAGGACCTGATCCAGCAGATTGAAGCGGACGATTCCTCCCGCAAGGAGGTGCTGTCGACGAGGTCGCGAGGTCTCGGGCTGCTCGGGCTGCAACTGGACGAGCCCGGCTCAACCGTCGGCGACACCGCGTCGTCGCAGGGCGGTGGCATGTCGGTGGTGACGAACCCGCTGCTGCTGGATGCCTGCCTGAAAGCATGGGCGAACGCGCAAGCCGAATTGCTGCCTGCGGACGGCCCCTGCAAGGTCGAGGATTTCGAACCGGAGGAAAGCGAGGCCGAGGCCGATCTTGGCGAGACCTTCGAACGCGACATGAACTACTGGCTGACCACGGTCGCCACTGAGTATTACCCGGAAACGGCGCACACTCTGCTGTGGGGGACGGTGTTCGGCGGCTCCGGCATCAAGAAGGTCAGCAACGACCCGATGCTGCGGCGCCCGAGCTCAAGAGGCGTCGACATCAAGGACCTGATCGTTTCCGACACGACCAAGGACTTGAAGTCGTGCGAGCGTATCACGCATCAGATCCAGCTTCGGCCGTCCGAAATGAAGCGGCTGCAGATGCGCGGCTTCTACCGCGAGATTCAGTTGGCGCCGCCGACCCAGCCGGAGCCCACTGCGGTGGACCAGAAGGTGGCGGAAATTCAGGGCGTGGCGCTGAACGCAAACACACGGCCGGAGGACCAGCCTTATACGCTGTGGGAGACCCAGTGCGAATTGCTGCTGCCCGAATTCCAGCCGAAGGCATTCGCCGACAAGGGCATCGCGCTGCCGTTCCTGGTGACGATCGAGAAGGACTCCCGGCAAATCCTTGCCATCCGCCGCGACTGGAAGCCGGACGACGAAGATTGCCGCCGCAAACAGATGTACGTGAAATATCCGTACGTCCCGGGCCCGGGTTTCTACGGCACCGGCATGCTGAACATCTTGGGCAACGCGTCGGCGGCGATGACGGCGGCGTGGCGGCTCACGCTCGACGCCGGTATGTATGCGAATTTCCCGAGCGGTGTGATCTCCAAGCTCGGCAACCGGCAGAATTCGGTGCTGCTGCGCCCGAACCCCGGCGAGTTCGTGCCGATCGATACCAACGATCAGGACATCCGCCAGATCATTCAGGGGTTGCCATTCAAGGACGTGACGAGCGGCATCCTCGCCCTGATGGACAAGATCACGGGACAGTCGAAGGAGGCGGGCGGCGCGGTCGAGATACCGGTCGGCGAGGGCGTCAAGGACATCCCGGTCGGGACGATGCTCGCCTACATCGAATCGTCGACCAAGGTGATCGCCGCGGCCCACAAGGGCATGCACACCGCCCAGAGCGAAGAGCTCGGGCTGTTGGCGGACCTGTTTCGCGAAGACCCGGAGGCCTTTTGGCGCGGCAACCGCAAGGCCAAGAAGTTCTGGAACGAGCAGAAGCTGTTCATGGCGCTCAACGCCTGCAACCTGGTGCCGAAGTCGGACCCGAACGTCCCCAGCCATGTGCACCGGTTGATGAAGGCGGTGGCGCTGATCCAGCTACTGCAGGTCCCGGCGTTCTCCGGACTGCTCGACCCGCGCGAAATCCTGAACCGTGTGCTGCGCTCGATGAAGGAAGACCCGACGGGCATCGTGGTGCCGCCGCAGCCGGTCCAGCCGCATCTGCCGACGCCTGACGAGATCAATGCCGCGGCAAAGATGAAGGACGCCGACACCAAGGCCGGCAAGCTGGAGCTGGAGAAGGTCAAGGAAGCGAACGACAGCGCCGAGCGCATGCAGGAAATCCGAGGCGAAGCGGCGCTGAAGACGATCGACCTTGCGCAGACCTTGGTGGCCCATCAGGGCGACCAGAAGAATGCCGACCGCACCCATGTGCTGAACGCGAACAAGCACGCGCTGGATATCGTCAAGCACGCCCACGAAGCGACGATGGACGCGCACGCCGTGCTGAACTCGGCCAACTCGAGCAGCGGCGTGGCCTGACGCGTTGCCAATTCCGCGAACAAAGACGATATAGCGGCATATCCGCCGTCAACCCGCCCGCGCCGGGCAAAGAGAACATGCCAATGGCGCATCCTTACGCGAAACACAGGCCCGGGCGTGACAAGGCTCATCGGCTCGTGGGCGTGGGCGGGTTCAATCAGGCCAAGGCTCGAGACAATGCCTTGCGCGATGCTCTGCGCGCGCGGGCATTCAAGACCAAAGCGGCTACCGGCCCCTACGACGAAAACGATTGAAGGCGAGCACTATGCACAAGCACCCGTTTCACGAATACCGTCAGCACGCCGTCGAGAAATCGCGCGTTGGCCACATCACGAAGTGCTATGCCGCAGGCGGCACTGTCCGTCGTGAAGAGGCCGAGGAGGCCGCGCCGACCGCGCAGCGCGCCAAGCGCGGCGGCATGATGGCGGAAGGCAAGAAGGCCAAGCACCGCGCGGATCGCGTGCAGCGTGCCCGCGGCGGCCGCACGAAGGGCAAGGGCGCAACGCACGTCAACGTCATCATCGGCGGGCAGAAGGACAACAACCCGATGCCGGTCCCGGTACCCGCACCTGCTCCGGGCGGAGGCCCTCCGATGCCTCCGCCGGCCATGGATGCTGGCGTTGGTCCTCGCATCGGTTCGCCCGTGCCAGGCGGCGGT